ACGCACACGTTTGAAAACTACTCTAAGTACTTGTCCAACAACGGCAAGAGCTTGGACTACGTTATAACGCAAATTAGTTTTAACGAAGACAATGACAACCAGTCTGTGTTGTTTACGCCGACTAAGTACATTAACAAGACGCAGTACGCTGTGACTAGCAAAGTGGCTAGCACTCCTGAAGTGCTGAAGATGGTAGTTATGACACCATACCAAGCTGACATGTCAGGTAAGCCTGCTAAGTTGGAAGCACCTAAGCCTATGGGCAAGATGCTTGATGAAGACGAAGAGAAGGCAATGGCTAAAGTAAAAGCTGACCCAATCGACGAGCCAATCAAGCGCCCCGCTAAGACCGCGCCCGCACCTGTGACCAAGAAGGATTTGGATTCCGTGGTGAAGGCTTGGAGTGACGAGGAGTAACGCATGACCTATGGTTATAGCCAGAGCTTGGTGCACGCAAATAAAAAAGCAAGCGTCAAGTCTCTGGGTGTGGCCTTGGGTCGTGTATGTATCCGCGAAAACATAAGCGTTAGCAAGATTGCAGATGACTTTGGGGTAACCCGAATGACTATCTACAATTGGTTTAAGGGGGACTCAGTCCCCTTTCATTCCTACGATCAAGCGATTAGCGATTACATACTCCACCTTAAAGCCCACCACCAACTGAAATAAATAAATGTCCCACTTTGACCTGCTAGATGCCGTACTACCCACAGAGGGTCGGTACTGTGTGTTTGGGCTAGGGAAGTATCCAGATCAGAAGTTTTACGATACAAGAGCAGAAGTAAATGAGCAGATTGAGACGCTAGTAAGCAACAAGTTCGACGTGTTTTTTGGCTGTGCCAAGTTCGGCCCGCTCAACAACCGCACACACGAAAACGTTGCCTATGTTCGCGCACTGTGGATGGATATTGATTGCGGCCCCACGAAGGCTGTACCCGATGAAAAGGGAGTTATCAAAGGTTACATTGACCAAGCCACAGGTCTTGCCGAGTTTAAGAAGTTCTGTAAAAACGTAGGGTTACCACAACCGATTTTAGTTAGTTCAGGCTACGGCATCCACGCATACTGGTTGCTAGAAGAGACCATAACTCGCACAGATTGGGAACCCCTTGCAAACCGCCTTCGTGAGTTGTGCGTAGAGCAAGGATTCATTGTTGACCCTGCTGTATTTGAAGCATCCAGAGTACTGCGTGTCCCCGGCACATACAACTTTAAAGCTGAACCGGTAGAAGTAACGGTTCTTAACGAAGTCACTCAGCGTATGACCTACGCACAAGTGAAAGAGCTACTCGGCGCACCGGATGCAGAACCGGAAGACGAGCGGCCAGACTTTATACCGCGCACCATGAGTCCTTTGATGGAATCGGTGATGCAGAATAAGGTGAAGCGGTTTAAAACAATAATGCTGAAATCAGCGCAGGGCGAAGGTTGCAACCAACTGATGCACTGCTACGAGAATCAAGCCACACTCGACTACAACTTATGGCGCTCAGCGCTTTCGATTGCAACTTTTTGCATCGACCGAGATTCCGCAATACACAAAATGTCTGCGGAGCATCCCGACTACGACCGGTTTAAGACCGAGTACAAAGTTGATGACCTGCAACGCACGGGTGGGCCGCATCACTGCGCTACCTTTGAGAAGCAGAACCCCACGGGTTGCGAAGGGTGTAAACACAAGGGCAAGATCAAATCACCAATCATGCTTGGTGTGGAGATCGAGGAAGCCGAAGACAAAGATTACGATGTTGTAATCAAAGCCGAAGACGGTGAGGTTGAGACAGTACGCATACCTGAGTATCCATTCCCATTCTTCAGGGGTAAGAACGGCGGCATCTACCGCAGACCCGCAACTGACGAAGCAGAACCAGACCTTGTGTATGAGCACGATCTATACATCATCAAGCGGCTAACAGACCCCGATATTGGGGAGACATTGCTATTCCGATTGCACCTACCAAGGGACGGCATGAAAGAGTTTGCAATCCCACTCGGAGTACTTTCATCAAAAGACAAACTGCGGGAAGCACTAGCGTCTAAGGGTGTGGGCTTGTTTAGTAAGCAAGTCGACCTCATGTGCGTATATGTGATTACAGCAGTTAAAAATTTACAAGTTATGCGGAAGGCAGATATTATGAGAACACAGTTTGGTTGGGTCGATAACGACAGCAAGTTCATTCTTGGCGATAGAGAGATTACAAAAGACGGCGTGTATTACAGCCCGCCCTCACACATTACCAAGGCGGTAGCCGAGCACCTTAACGAACACGGTGACTTTGAGAAGTGGAAAGAAGTCTTCAACATGTACGCGCAGCCCGGCCTTGAGCCTCATGCTTTTGCGGCACTGACGGCCTTTGGTTCACCACTGTTGAAATTTACAGGTATGTCTGGTGCAATCATCAACTTGATTCACAGTAGCTCAGGTTCGGGTAAGTCGACAGCGTTGTTTATGTGCAACAGTGTATGGGGTCACCCCGTTAAGAACGCCTCGATTTGGAAGGATACGTTCAACGCGAAGATGCACAGGCTTGGTGTGATGAACAACCTGCCCAACACAATTGACGAGATTACGAACACCAGCCCTATGGAGTTCTCTGACCTGTCGTACAGCATCTCGCAGGGTCGGGGCAAGAACAAGATGCGTGGCTCGGTCAACGAAGAGCGTGTTAACTTAACTAGCTGGAACGGGATGACCTTAACGTCCTCAAACGCTAGCTTCTACCAAAAGCTTGGCGCGGCAAAAGATTCCCCCGATGGTGAGTCCATGCGTCTACTTGAGTATGAGATCAAGCCTAACAACCTGATTGACGTGCAAGTCGGCAAGCAAATGTTTGACCACCAACTGCGCGAGAACTATGGGCATGCGGGTGAAATCTACGCTCAGTGGCTCGTCAACAACTTGGAAGACGCCAAAGACCTAGTGCGTAAGATTCAGGCTAAGCTCGACAAAGAAGTTAAGTTCACACAGCGTGAGCGTTTCTGGTCAGCCGTAGCCGCTTGTAACATTGCCGGTGGCCTAATCGCTAAGAACCTGCAACTGCACGACTACGACATGAAGGCTGTGTACGACTGGCTTAAAGGCATGCTCGGCGAGATGCGTGAGGATATTAAGCCCCCAATCAGCAACCCTGCCTCTACGCTTGGTGAGTTTATCAACGGCAATATGAACCACGCTTTGGTTGTCAATGGTGAGAATGACGCACGGAGCAACATGATCCCTATGCCGACTATGGAGCCAAAGGGTGAACTGCTTATACGCTACGAGCCGGATACCAAACTGTTATGGATTGCGGCCAAGTCGTTTAAAGACTTTTGCGTCCAGCGTCAGATTAACTACAAAGATTTACTTAAAGAGTTAAAAGAGGCTAATGTATTTAAAGAAGCAGTCAACAAGCGTATGGCTAAGGGCATGAAGGTTGTGTCCCCCGCAGTACGTGCCTTGATGTTTGATGCGTCTCGGTCTGATTTTATTCACATAGATACACCCGATGAAAATCGAGACAGTTCACTATGAGGTCAACTGGGCTAAGTTCCGCAAGGGGTACTCATTTTTTGTACCCTGCATTGATACAGCGAAAGCTAAAGCGGAACTTGACCGAGTGGCCCGCCGACTAAAGATGGATCTACTTACGAAAGTAGTCATAGAAGACGGCATAAAAGGTTTGCGAGTGTGGAGGCTTTAGGCTAAACTTAAGTTGTCGGGAAGCAGTTGCCGACGGTTTATTTTGGTTGCCCTCCTTTTACCCCCGGCTAATCCCCGGGGGTTTTTTTATTTCGCCGCTTCTCTTTCGAGCTTCTCACGAGAGGATTCAAGCAACTGTTCCAAGTATGGGTAGAACTTCTTGTCCACATCAAACCCACGATCGGCCTTAGCACGCTTAGATATACGCGCTTGAACTAACTTGCTCAAATCTGCACCATCAATCCTAGCTTGTGGGTTACGCGCACCAAACGCGATTAGTTTTTCCAGTGCGTCATCAAAGGCTTCGTCATCGCCTCGTGTAGCTTCTAGGTCAACACGATTAACGAGCTTGCCTTTTTCAATTATCACTTTAGCTTTAAGTGCGTTGGCTTTGAAGTTAGCTTCTTGCGCAGAGGCCAAACCTGTAGTCCGTGCACCGGCTGCTTGAGCAAGTAGTTGCGCCTTTGTAAACTCTTCAGGCTCTCTAATAACCGCGCCTGTACTTGTTGTAGCACCTTCTTCGCTATACCGAACCGCAGTCAACGGCTGACGCAAAGCGGCGGGGAGAAGTCTTTCCAAGCCTTGCATGGTTTTACCCTCTTGCAGTAGCCGGATAGCTGAAGGTATTTGATTTAATGTCAAACTAGCAAACGGCCCTGCCAACGACAATGCGTATTCCCGCACTGTGTCTTCAAGAGTGCGTTGCTCTTTTAAGTCTGGGAACCACATGTTATTCATCGACAAGCTATTAGACATGTTGTAGCCCGAGATAGTGTCAATCAAACCGGAGTCAATGATGTCACTGATTTTGTTTCCACCAATCTGAGCTTCACCAAAGAACTCAGGAATAAACACACTGCGGAACCAGAACTCAAGGTCGCGCTCTTCTAACGGGTCTTCATCATCTTCATCGCGCATTGAATTGATAATGCCTTGGATAGCACCCATAGCCGCACTGATACCCGGGACACCAACGTAGCCAGCTAACAAGCCAGACATAAACAAAGTGCCAAACAATTGAGTAGCCGCTTCTTTCTTAGCCGCCGCATCCATACCAGCCATAGCACGATAGCCATTACGGGTTAGGTATGTAGTTACGAAAAGAGGGAAAGTCTTAAATTGCAATAGCGTACGACCGGCTGGGCCGCGCATCATGCGTGGACGGTTTTGCTCAGAGAAGTTACCAAGAGCATCGTAAGTATCCTTAACCGCTTGTTCGACCGCGTCATCAAAAGATAGTTGATTTGGCCCGGGCTTACGGCTCAAACGGAACGAGGTCATAAACATGACTTCACGGTTCAAACGCTCAACGTGGTGGAACAAGCCACCCATCATGTTAGTTGCAGTCTTCCACGCACCAGAGTATTTAGTTGACGGAGTCTTGCGGCGATCCATCAAATCATAGGCCATCGTGATCTCACTGACACCACGGTCTGTCATTGCTTCAATAGCCCGTTGCTCTTCCTCATTCATCTTAACGCGACGGGAGTTTGCCAAGGACACTTGACTGAGTTTTCCATCTTTATCAATAACGCCGACGTCGTTGAAGACCAACATCATTTTGCCCATCTCAGCAACTACACCGGCGGGACTGTGGCGAGACATAAGGACAGGTGCGCCAAAAATAGGCAACGAAGAAAACTGAACAACAGCAGTCTTCACAGAAGTCATAAAGTACAGGAACGCTGTTTTGTTAGCAACGTTAGCCGCACCTTGCGCAAAAGAATCTACCGCAGGTGGGTAAACATCCAACTGAACACGCTCACCTAACTCGTTGACCAGCATCTCCAATTTATCTTTATCAGGGTTGCCCTTGAGACTTTCTTTGGCAGCATCAACTTCACGAAGCATTACTGGGCCGTACTTTAACCGCGAAAGTTGGTTGGCCATATTGGTGGAAGACGTAATAAAGTTGCGCAGTGCGTCACCCGAGAAACCAGCAGTGCCTTTACGATGGATAAACTGACGACGGAAACTCTGCTCCGGCATCGTAGTCAAGTACAACTGATAGATTTGATCCTTAAGCGCCTCGGCATCGACTTCACTCATGCCGTCACCAATCAACTCAAAGATTTGTTTTAGTAAAGGCGCAGTGTCGTTAGTCGTACTTTTATCGCGCAAACCTTTTAAGTCGTTGCCGGTTTCAATATCCTCATCGGCCTTCATCTCAGACAGACTGCGGGTGTCACCTTCTTTTTGTAAGTCACGAACACGCTGACGCATAAACAATTCACGGTCGGCTACGCTCTCAAACATGTAGAACTCTTTCTTTTTGCCAGAGCCAACACGCAACCAGTAGTCACCGTAACGCATCAATGGGAAGTATGGAGATAGACCCTTAGCCGTCTCGTACATCTTCTTAATCTCAGCCATTAGCTTGCCCTTGGGTGTATCAGGGTCAGCGGCATCACCGGGGATCTTCATTGCATCTATGCGGGCATTGAGCAACAAGCGGTACAAGTCAAAGTTAGATTTATAGTAGTCGCGCACATCAACGTAGATTTCTTTGGCTGTATCGCTCAGGCCATCCCACATCTTGTTAAGTGTAGCGTCTTTCTTGTTTGTAGCAGGGTCAATGCTCTTGTCCGTGGCGTAGTGCATCACAGCAGATAATTCAGCAAGTTCATTCTTCTTGCCTTTAATAAGTTTGCCGTACAAACCGGGTTGTACATTAAGCCATTTGTTTACTACATCTGAAGCACCACCAAGCATCTTCATGCGCATAGCACTCATATCTTCCATTGCACGCCATGTTTTGTCCATGTGTTTAATGCCAAGATTAGTGCCCCACTCAGCCAATATGTTGGTTTGAATAGAAGGCATCAACGCTTTTAGTTTTGTTACGTTTAGCCCGTACCACATAGACGCAAGAGTGTCCAAGAAAATCTGCGGGTCGCGTAGCTTAACCATTGTGTCAATGCCGTCGACTACATCTTGCGCTTCTTTGCTGCGCAGGATTTTTTTCTCAGCAGCGGTAATCTTTTTAGCGTTGGCGTTGGCCTTAGCTTTAGCTTTAGACGCAGAAACTTTCTCGCCACGACCTTCACGGACTGCGTTGGCTTTGTCAGCCTTAACAATCATCTTCATTGTCGGCGTCAGCTTAGCCGTCAAGATTTCATCCGTAACAAGAATTAAGTCAGACAGAGCATTGATGGAGTCAAGCCCCATGCCAAGCAGTTCACGGATTGCGTCTACAAATTGGTTGAACAGACCTGTGTCTTCCTCAAAGCCATAAGCGCCCATCAGGAACTTTTGAAAATAGGGGTCGGTCATGCCGTAAGAAACAAACTCGTGCGGGTTGCTAAACACACCAGACACAGTCTTCAGATAGTAAATATCCGTGGGCAGTTCGCCCAAGTTAGACAGTCGGTTGTACTCATCCTTTGCGTTGTTCATCACGTCAAGGAGTTTGTTGTACGCACGAGTTAACTTAGCGTCACCTGAGAACCCACGTTGAACCGCAAGAAGAGCTAGCTCAAGTTTTTGTTGCGTTGCAGCATGCAGTAACTCATGCAGTACTGTGGTGTTATTGATACCTTGGAAGTCACCCGCGCTAGAACCGCGCACGTAGATAATCTTTTCACCGGTAGCTGTGTTCTCAAAATACACACCACGAGCACGGGAGTTGTCATTGCCCCAAGCCTCTTGATGGCGGGACAGTTGTTCTGGTAGGGGGTCGGTCTCTTCAACTACAACAAACTTAACACCATTGACCAGTCCACGAAGGCGCTTGGCCAAGAACTTTTGCATGCCAGTTCCCGTCTTAATGACTTGACCCACAGCTTGCGCGGCGTTCTTAGCTTTCTTAAACCCTTCGTCTGCGGCTTCGACTTCTTCGTTACTTGCAGAGCTTTTGTTTACGCGCTCTTGAGATTTGTACTTGCGCCCAGCCTGCACATCGTCATAGTCTCTTTGAGAAATCTTTGTGCGATCAGCAAGTGCGGCTTTGACCCGTTTACCCAGAGCAGTACCACGGTGCTTAGTTTCCAAGTCCATCATTGCATTGATGGTGTCTCGCTTAAGCGCACGCTTCTCGTCTTGGGCAACTGTTAAATCTAAGTCGTCGGCAAACTTAGTCTCGTCAACAGGGGTAGCGGCTTCTTCCAGTTGGGTCTGAAGTTTAGGTAGAGCACGCTCGCCCTTCATGTACTCAGCACGGCCTTCGGTACGAGCTTTTTCTTTCTCCGCACGCTTCTCTTCAGTAATGTCAGCCTTTGGCCGACCACGTTGCTTGCCGGTTACTGCTCCGGCTGCTGGTGCTTTTTGTCCTTCTTCTTTTGTTTGGACGGTTTTAGGGGTCTTAGTGCCAACGTCGGCTCCTTTAGTTTCTACAAGGGTTTTCTTTGCTACTTCTCTAGCGGCATCAAGTTCATCAAGTTGTTGAATAGCAGCATCAAATTTAGCTGAAGCCTCATTACGCTTGGCTTCTAAAGTTTTTACAGCTTCGTATTTTTTGTCTGAATCATAGTTACCGTTTTCATCAAGAACTAACGGTTTGCCATTGTCGTCTAAAACGTCTGCTGCGCGAACACTATCTAAATCAATTAGTTTGTCTAATAGAGCCGAGCTTTCTTCGCTTGCTTCATCAAGCTGTTTAAGAAATTCATTTCGTTTTTCATAATACTTTACAGTGTCCGTTATATCTGCGTCTGTTACTGCAACGGGCTTAGCTCTTTCTCTTTCAACAGGCTTTGCAACATCCGCTCTAACAGGAACCACTCCATCTCGTTTAGCTTCTCCAACTCCTGTGGTGGCGGGAACGTTGTCGGCTGATTGTGCAGGTAGCGCAGGGCTCTCTCCACCTGCTTTACTGATAGGTTCTGTAACATCTTTTGCTCCCTCTTCAATAGGCGCATTTGCTTCCTCAATCTCGTTACGCGCTAGTGTAGCGGCGTCTTCGGGCATGTAGCCCCGCTTCTTGTATTTTGCTACAAGTGCTTCAAGCTCTGGGGAGGGCGCAGGTTGTACTTCTGGAGTTACTTCAGTAGGAGCAGCTTCCGATACCACCGTAGGGGGCGCAGGTTGTACCTCTGCCGCAGGTTGTTCTTCTACCGCAGGCTTCATGCGTTTAGCTAAAGCATCTTTGAGTGCTTGGCGCTTATTAACAGGAGCTAGGGGGGTTTCTTCTTCTACCGTCCATGGGTCTAAAGTAGGTTCAACTTTTTCCGTAACAGGTGCTTCAGCTTTTGGTGTTGCAGCTACACGCAGTGCGCCCATACCAGCGGTTGGGCCAAGAGAACCAGCGGCTTCGGCGAGTCCAGATTCCAAAACATCTTTGGCGGTCTCCATTGTGGCAAACTTATCGCGCTCGCCAACATTAACTTTACCCGCAATTTGCGCGGCTTCTTGAGCGCTACCAGCTACAAACTCTTGCCCAGCTTGTTTAGGCAGTTCTTTAATAGCTTCTTTGGCCGCACCCCTACGGCCCATGCCTTGGATTGAGCTCTTAATGCCTTGCTTAGCAATAGAAGCGGCAGGGCCAAGCACTGTATCTAGTGCACCAGAAGCTACAGCAATGGCTGTGTTTACATCGTTAGTTTCTTGTAGCCTTTGAGCTACACGAGCGGCTCTTTGCTCAGGCGGTAGGGTTTGCAGTTCCTTGGCCAGTGCATCTAGACGATTGTTAACCGCCTCGGTATAACCCATACCCGTGCCGACAGTTAGCAGACCCGGTTGTTTTGCGGTAATAGCGGCAATGATAGAAGGTATAGCGTAGACAGCGCCCGAGCCAATGTTTTTAGACAGCCAATTACCAAAGTCTGCGGCGCTTTCGCTCTCTAGCACTTTCTCTTGGCGGCCTTCGTATTTCTTACCTTCACGCTTGTATTGCTCAAGTAAACCAAGAGAGGTGTTTACAAATGTTTGATCTTTGGTTAGGTCATTATTAATTGCTTGACGCAGTCGGCCACGCACCTCTGGGTTAGAGGCAAAATACATACGTGCTTGTGGGTCACGAGGTAACTCGTTAGGAGATTTAATTTCCCCTTTATCAATCTTGTCCAGCAACTCTAAGCGTTGGATGGTGTTACCAAGAACTTCAGCACTACCGGCTAATTTAAACTGCTCAACCGAGCTTGGGATGCCAACAGTAGCCGCGCCAACTGCGCCTTTTTTAGCTTCTTCAAGAGGAGAAAAACTTCTGTCAGGCTCCGCTTTAGGCACGGGTGGGGGCAAGAAAGGCTGAGCCGCTGGCGTTTGCTGTACTGGTTGCGCAGGTTTTACAAAACGCTCCATCTGCTGGGGCGTCATTTGTTGCGTAGGGGCAACGGCAGGGGCAGCGGCAATAGGAGTTTCAGACGCAACTTCCCAGCCAGAACTATCGGCTGCACCGACTGGAGTTTCGGAAACAACCGACCATTCGTCTTTTGCCATATTATTTCACTTGTACTGGTTGACCGTTCTTAAGAGTCCAAGTTTGCCCGTTTCCAAACTTTGTTGCAACACCTTCTTTTAACTTACTTACAGGCGGCGTGCTTGAAACGGCTGGAGCGGCAGCAGGGGCTGGAGAGTCGGCAGGGGCTGGCGCATTACCTCCAGACATTACAGTTGGCGCTATTCCAAACTCATTTTTAATTTGGTTTTTAAGTTTAGCAATACCCGCCGCATATTCAGTTGGGTTCTTTTTGCGCATCTTGCGCAGGTCTGAATATTCTGGGGTGTAGTATCTTTCAAGGAATTCTTGATTGGCTTTTTCAACTTTGCTAACTTCTACACGATTTGTACTAGCTGATTTGCTTAAACGATCTTGAGCTATATTCATAGCCCGCTTGCGTGTATTTGCGTCGTCAGGTTCGCCTTCAGCAATCAAAGCAGCTAATTCAATCTCGTAAGATGTACCCAAGTCAGTGGGTTTCTTTGCACCACCAGCGCCTTTATTTTTGGCTCTTTCTTTTGCAGATTGAATTTGAGCGTCGGCCATAATTTGGCTCTTAATAACACCAAGGTTACCGGAAAGAGCTTTACCAACAAGGTTGCTCTTAGCCACGTCCAAGTCTTTAGCAATCTTAGCCAAATCAGAATCAAGTTTTTGTTCTGCTTTAATGTCACCACTTTTCTGAGCTTGACGCAAAGCTTGAACTTTGTACTGCGCTTCGTTAAGAAGCTCATCTACTTTAATACCTTCTTGGCGCAAGTTAGTTTCTTCGCCCATGAATTTTTCAGTAGCGTTCATGCGGCTGCGAGCTAATGCACCAATTCCACCCATACCTGTTTGACCACGAGTTGCATCGCTGTAATCAAGCAGAGCTCTAGGCGTTATAAATTCTTTGCTTTTATCGAGGTTTGCTTGTCGTTGCGCGCGATCCGCTAATTTAGCTTCTTTTAATGAGGCGAGACCTTCTAAATAGCCTTTACCAACTGGGCCTTCATCAACGCCGTAATCTTTTCTTGCAGTTAATTCTTCTTCAATTTTTGCGGTTGAACGAACAGGACGTGCACCCGCTTTCATACGCGCTTCAAACTGAGGTTGGAGTCGGCGAAGTTCTGCTGCCGCGTCATACTCAGCGGCATTACTAAGAGTGCCTGACTCCACGCTATCTTCATCATCTTCTTCAACTTCTTGATCGCCGTCTGCACCACTGAAAGCAACAATGCCGCCTGAGCCGTACTCAAACATGCGCGGGTCAACAGGAACACCCATCAAACCACCACCCGCCGCCATACGAACGGGTTGCGCACCTTGAGGTGCTTGTTGGGGCATTGGCTGTTGTGGTTGAGGCTGTTGTTGACGCACTGGTTGAGGAATACCGGGAGGCACTGCTCGTTGCGCGGCTCCAGCTTGCTGAGCCATTTGCTGCATACCTTGTTGCTGTTGTCCTTGCTGCAATGCACCAATACCCATACTTTGCAGGGCTTGCTTAGGTAGGCTTTCGTTTAAAGGTTCAGCAGGGGGTTGCGCTTGTTGCGTCGACTGTATCTCTTTATTGATTTCGCTAATACGAGCAAGCGCCATAAACGGAGGCACTTGGGGGTTACCACCTTGAGCCGCTGACGTCAAATACTGGATTGACTCGGGTAAAGGGGGCAGCTTATTTAGCCTGCTTTGTACTTCCATTAAGTTCATGCTGCCACCTTTTATTTAGGAATCAAACCAAGATCTTTAAGCGTCTGCTCAACGCTAGGCAAACTACCAGTAATCTCGGCTAGCTGACCCATACCGGATTTACCTAATGGGCTATTAGTTACAGTAGAGATAGGCAGACCTTGCAACATAGACTGCAAGTATTGTGTTTGCTTCATTGGGTAGTCGCGCTGAGCTAAGAACTCATTGTAGTCGGCAGTGATACCTTCTTGCTCAATACCACGTTGTGCTTGACCCGCATTGGCCATCATATTGGTAAGATCTTTAGCTTGACCCATCTCAGTATTAAATTGACCCATACCCTTGTCGTACGCACTTGCGTACCCTTGGCCGATTGCTTTGTTCTGCTCTTGCAACAAATTGCGGTTAGCTTCAGATTCCATAATGGCTTGACGACCGCCGCCATAACCACCAGCTTGAGTCATCTTAGCTAAGCCGGGCTGCATATTAATCTGTGACTGCCTGCGTAGTTCTTCCAACTGTGGGTTAAGCACGGACTGCAAGTACGGGTTCATGTACTGAGAAGCAATACCCGGAGTACCAGCACCTGTTGCGCCAGTAGTTCCAGTGTTTAATCCAGCAATACCTGCACCCGCACCTGTACCTGTACCAATAGCGCCGGGGGTATAAGCATTAGTACCCATAGTTGGCGGTTGATATGCGCTAGTAGAACTAAAGCTTTGACCTAATTGAGTAGGAAACGCGAGATTACCCAAACCTTTAAACACGTTGCTTTGCAGGCCAGACTCACCAGCCGTCATTGGGCCTTGATAGGTTTGATAAGGTGAGTTGGCAATAGCTTGAGCTTGGCCAAGCATGTTTGTTACATACGGGCCTATGTAACTAGACAGAGTTTGTTCTGAAGTACCACCAGCAGCGGGCAATGCCGAGGCCGCTGTGCCTCCTGTATTTGTTAAGGGGGTAGCCATAGTCGTTCCTTAAGCGGGTAAATGCTTGTCTGATTTGGTATCGGCAGCAATGTTTTTGGCCTTGCCACGAGCCTTCTTAATTCTGTCCATCATTGCGTATAGTTTACGCGCACCAGCTTCTGTTGAGCCATTGCCCAGTTCAGAAACAATACGTGCTGGAATAACAAATTCACCGTCGGCTAACCGAGCGGGTTGTCTTTTACCAATAGTAGCTGGGATGCTGTCAGACACACCATCACCGGGGCCACGGAGCAGGCGGCCACCATCGGAGTAACCACCTAAATTGGCAATACCACCACGAGCAAAGTTTTGATAGGACATGTCTTCTGTAGGCGCAGCAACAGATTCAGCGGGAGCCGTAGACGCAGGTACTGTTGCAATGCCCGTAGACGCAGGGGTTGCTGGAGTTTGAGTAGGGGTTTGGCCGGGCTTAAGATACTGCATTGGGCTGAAATACGTAACGCCACCAGAACCGGGTCGGCGGGGGATTGGTATACCCTTTGCATCTAACATTGGAGTGCCCGCTGCATTCATCATTGAAGTTGGGATAGGCAATTGTTGACGATACGCAGTTAAAGTGGGGATACCACCTCTGTAACCACCGGGGCCTTTTTGTACATCAAAAATCTTGTCGGCTAAGTTGCCTAAGCCAGCAGCACCCAAGGTTTGTAAAAGAGGCGAATCTTTAAACAGTTTGGCGAGATCTGAGCTACTAAATAGACTGCTTTGATTTGCAATTTGAGCGTTAATACCGGCGGTAGTGCCGTCGTCGGCAACCGCGTCATTTGCATAATAGCCACCGCTTTGAAGGTAGTTATCTAGCTCTCCTTGGGAACCAGAGTCGTATCCAGTTTCACCTACACTCCAGTCAATTTCATCACCCATATTAGGCTCCTTGCCTTACGATTTGTTCAATTTCTTCAGGGGTCGCAGCGTTGTCACTTGACCCTTCAATCTTTTTAAGCAATTCTTCAATGTCATTTTCGTCGGTTTTGCCCTTCTGGGCAAGTGCTTCTTCCTCAATCTTTTCACCTTCAGCACCGGCTTTGGTGACGCTCAGCGCCTTGTATTCTTCTTGGTCTAACTTGCCCGACTTGCCGACCTTCTGCTTCTTAGCCCCAAATTCTTTGCCGTAGTAGAACACGTTGGCCAATTGAGGTACGCCAAAAGAACCCGCAAGTGCGGTAGCTTGAGGCCAAGTTAGACCCGTTTGCTTGCTTGGATCCTTTGGATTCTTAGGCGGCTTAGGTGGCGGCTGTTTGGTTGGGTCACTGATAATTTTATCAATAATTGGGTCGTCTAGCAGAGTTGTAACTTTATCAATTACGTCATCATCTAGGTCGTCAATAACTTTTTCTGCGTCTTTAATATTGGGCAGGTCGGTAGTTACCTTAGTTTCGGTCTTTACTTCAGGCTCAGTCTTAACTTCTTTCTTTACTTCAGGCTCAGTCTTAACTTCTTCCTTAACTTCAGGCTCAGTCTTAACTTCTTCCTTAACTTCAGGCTCAGTTTTAATTTCTTCCTTAACTTCAGGCTCAGTCTTTAGTTCAGAAATTATGTCGGGCTTAGTTTCAGTTAATCCCGCAGTCTCTAACTCAGAAATTACGTCAGGCTCAGTTTTAACTTCTGCGTCTATCTTAGCTTGGGCATCTGCGGCGGCTTTAACTTCTGCGTCTATCTTAGCTTGGGCATCTGCGGCGGCTTTAACTTCTGCGTCTATCTTAGCTTGGGCATCTGCGGCGGCTTTAACTTCTGCGTCTATCTTAGCTTGGGCGTCCGCTGCGGCCTTAGTATCTGCATCGGCTTTAGTTTGGGCATCCGTAGCAGCTTTAACATCTGCATCGGCTTTGGCTTGGGCATCTGCGGCGGCTTTAACTTCTGCGTCTATCTTAGCTTGAGCGTCCGCTGCGGCCTTAGCATCTGCATCGGCTTTAGTTTTAGCATCTGCGGCAGCCTTAGCATCTGCATCGGCTTTAGCTTGGGCATTTGCGGCAGCCTTAGCATCTGCATCGGCTTTAGCTTGGGCATCTGCGGCGGCTTTAGCATCGGCCTTTGTTTTTGCAGCAGCAGCATCTGCATCGGCTTTAGTTTTAGCATCCACAGCAGCTTGGGCATCTGCATCGGCTTTAGTTTTAGCATCCGTAGCAGCTTGGGCATCTGCATCGGCTTTAGTTTTAGCATCCACAGCAGCTTGGGCATCTGCATCGGCTTTAGTTTTAGCATCCGCAGCAGCTTGGGCATCTGCATCGGCTTTAGTTTTAGCATCCGCAGCAGCTTGGGCATCTGCATCGGCTTTAGTTTTAGCATCCGCAGCAGCTTTAATATCTGCGTCTATCTTAGCTTGAGCGTCTGCGGCAGCCTTAACATCTGCGTCTATCTTAGCTTGGGCATCTGCGGCAGCCTTAGCATCTGCATCGGCTTTAGTTTTAGCATCTGCAACGGCTTGGGCATCTGCATCAGCTTTAGTTTTAGCATCTGTAACGGCTTGGGCATCTGCATCAGCTTTAGTTTTAGCATCTGTAACGGCTTGGGCATCTGCATCAGCTTTAGTTTTAGCATCTGTAACGGCTTGGGCATCTGCATCAGCTTTAGTTTTAGCATCTGCTGCGGTTGTATCTGAAATTACGCTTTCAAGAGTACCATCTTTAGTATCAGTTAGTCCCGCAGTTTCTAAAGTAGTAACAACATCGTCTTTAGCCTCACCTTCGGTCTTAGTCTCAGACAGCCCCGCAGTTTCTAAGGTAGTAACAACATCTGATTTGGCATCCACCGCAGCCGCAGTTGCTTTTGCGTCTGTAGTAATAGCGGTTTCTTTAGCCTGCAACCCAGTCAAATCACCGATTGTTAAGGGTTTACCATCACTTGCAGTTCCAATAACTACGTCTGGTTGGACTTTAAAGTCCGTACCTTTACCTGTTACGCTAGAACCAAGCACGTCACCAACTGTGACCGCGTTGCCGTCTGTGTCAAAACCAACAGGCGCATTTAAATTATCAACGCTAAACTTAGTATCTTCGCTGCCATTTTTGGTAAGGTTATGAACAACCGCCTCGGCCACAACAGTATTAGCAACCGACTGAGCTTGGGCAGGGTTCATGCCTGCGTCTTGCATCGTAGCTGCAATCTGCGTACCGGCGTCTGACAAGTTTTTGGTATTGGCAAGAGTGCTTGCAACTTGAGTCTGTAAGTCGCCCGCTTTATCGCCAGCAACAGAGTTAAGTATTTCAGAAGAAGCCGCTTGTTCTACTTTGCTAAGCGCCATCTCACCTAATTGGATAGAGGCTACAGTGTGTCCAGCAACCGCCATACCCGCAGTTGCGCCAGTCAAAATGTTGTTTACGTTAACCTTGCCGGTAGCAAAGTAGTCTTCAAAACCTTGAGCCCCGCCTTCTTCTACATATTCTAGCGGCATCTCTTTAGCCGCTGATTTACCTACTGTACCAAGAGTTGTCTTTTGAACTACGTCACCCGCAGCCCGCTTAATAAACGGAGCATCAACAATAGGGCCAAGCACCGCAGCTACGGTAGCGGTAGCAACAAATGCTTTTTGGCCAGCGGCATGCGCGGCTTCTTCACTCATACCGGCTTTTTCGGCTTTAGCTACCGTGCCGTTATACCCTGCGCCACCAGCTTCGATTCCGTTAACAATAGAGTTAGCAGCAAAGCCAATTAGTTTGCCGCCCCACTTAGCCGCACTTGCACCAGTTAAAATTGGAATAACTTCTTGGATACCTTCTTTAACTACGGTGTAGCCAAAACCAATTGGGTTGTTAATAATTGCAGAAGGCAGTGCTTTTAATTTAGCGCCAGCATCTGGCCAGAAATTTCCAGTATTACCAGCTTTAGCAATCTCAGTTATAAACCCTTGTTCTTGATCTTGCGCTTTGGTACTAACGTTATTTGCTCCATAGGAAGTCAAACCATTTGCCATGCCCGCAAGTAAGCTGTTTTTGCCAATAGCCCCGCTAGCCTTAAGCGTCCCTTCAAGAGCAGATGCTTGTTCACCCAAAGCCCCGGATACCGTGCCGGTAACATTTTTAAATACCGATGTAATAGCACTGTCGGATTCTTCAGCCGACAACTTGGCAGTTCTGTTCTGCGCAGCGAGTCTTGCGGTTTCCGCCGTCGATTGGTTAGGGGCGTTACCTAGTACTAAAGAATTATTTAATGCTGTTAAACGCCTAATTTCCGCAGAAGATTGATTATCCAAACCAGATAGTTTGTCTGCCGCAGCTCTTCTTGCCGCAGTATCACCCTGTGCTGCAACTGTACTGGATGCGTCAGTTACTGTAGATAAGTTAGATGCGTTTAAGGCATCAAGTGCTTTATCTCCTGCGGTAATGTTTAGATCTGGACGCTCTTCTTTTGTAGCGGTGCTAAAGCTTTCTACTTTACCTGTCTTGGGGTTTAACCAATCAAATGTTTTATTTGCGCCAAGTTCTTTACGTGCCAGTGCATACGCATCATTAAAGCTACTGCTAGTTTTAATCGTATCCCGCAGTTGGTCGTTTGCGGCGTTTCTATCTTGTGCGCCTTTTAGGTCACCAAACTCAGTATCAATAAGCGTACTAGCGTCTGTAAGAGTTTTTGCAAGCGCATCCGCACCGCCGAGGTTTAATGTGTCCGGGGTTGTAACTGCATCGCTACCAATAGACGAAACAACATCTTTATTGGCAAGGAGTGAGGTAATAGTGTCGGCATCTGTTGCAGCATTGCCGTCTACTAACCCAGCTTTAGTTAGCGTATCTTCTGTGTTTGTATCTAGGCTTCCAGTTGTGCCTTTAGCGTCGGCAATAGCTGAATTGGCCGCAGAGATAGCGGTATTGATAACAATCTGATCCAGTGGTTTACCTGAAATCACGCCTGTTACGGCATTGGTAACCATCTTCTTTTGGTTAGCGGTTAGGTCGCCAAACCCTTCAATATTACCTAAGAGCGAATTAACAGCACCGTTAACACCACCGGTAACAAAACCTCTAGTCATGGCTTCGCCAACATCTTGGCCACTAAGCAGCGCAGTGCCAGCAGAAACCGCAGCGTTTTGGAAAGAGTTAGTTAGCGTGTTTGTAAGTTCTGTTGACAGCCCAAGGTCTTTAATAAACGAAGCGCCATCTGACATGAAATCCATACCAGGGATTTGAGCGCCAGCAAAACTAATTGCAGCGCTTTTAATTGAATCACCAAGGTCTTTACCGCTTAAAACGTTTACAGCTAAATTAGCCGCAATCTGTTGAGGTATAGACAAACCACCCGTAGCAATAGCCAAACCAATTTGACCGATTGGGCCAAGGTCTGCCATAAGATTTGCTAAATCATTAGACGATGCACCAGTGGTGTAAAAGATTGGCGTTCCATCAGGGGCAAATTGAACTCGATAACCTGTGTTACCTTTACCTGCAAACGTGCCGCCAAACGCATTTCCTGTTTGACGTTCACTGTATGTATTAGGGACAGCTTGGCCTGTTTCTTTGTTACCAAATGTTTTTTGCCCTGTATCAACTACAGGTTTGCCGTCTACTATTTTTACTTTTGATGTGTCAACGGCATCGTAGCTTTCACCATTAGATACCCCGTAAAGCGTTTCAATTTTTGCGTCTTTAGGTATTGGCACGTATTGACCGATTCCGTTGCCATCACTGTCAAATTGACCAGTGCTTTGATATACCGCATTTCTAATTTCGCCATCGCCAAGGTCAATTTTGACAACTTGGTTTCCGTTATACGTTTTACCAATTTCTTCAACGGGCGCTAAAAGAGGAACCTCACCAAACTGTTTAATGTCTGTAATGCCAATACCGGTCAAAATCTTAGCCATGTCAGCAGCATTAGCTTGAGCTGATCCATGCCCTTGACCCTGCCATTTGTCGGTTAGTCCTTGCCCAAGAATCTGTTGGGTCAATGTGGTAGTGGCAGCAGACCCGGTATCCGCAAGCACGTTACCTGACGCATTAACGATTGTGCCAGTAGTAGTTAGATATGTACCGTTCTTTAAATCAACCGCATTTTGCACTTCTGGTGGAGCAATTGTAAAAAGCGGGCCACCCAAACCTTGGTTCGCTGGCTTAAGTCCAAGAAAATCTATATCTTTTAATCCTTCTTCTATTTCTTTTATTTGTTCAGGAGTTAAAACTATTTCAGGCTCAACTGCTGCAACTTGGGTTGTGTCCGCAGTTGTTTGTGTTGTACCTACAAGATTAGGAGCCAACGCTGTTTGTTCTTCTTTAGTTTTAGTGGCGAGTTCTGCTTTAGCTGCTTGCAAAAAGTCAGCTTTTTCCGACTCATCTACAGTAGGCCCAAATGCGTTTTCCCAGAATGCCTTACCACCTGCATCTGATGGACGGCCAAGAATGGTTGTGTACAAATCTTCTACCGTCATAGTAGATTCAGGAATAGACGCAATGTAGTCGTCTACTATGTCAGTAGTTTTTGCGGCGGGAATTTCAACAGCGGCGGGAGTTTGAACGGCGGGAGTTTCAACAGCGGCGGGAGGTTGAGCGGCGGGAGGTTGAGCGGCGGGAGGTTGAGCGGCGGGAGGTTGAGCGGCGGGAGGTTGAGCGGCGGGGGCTTGAACGGTGGCTGGTCGATACGGGGCAAAGATGCCAACAATATCACTATCAGATAACCCCATACCTTTAAATTGCATAACTAAGTCGTTGGTAGCATCCCGCCCACCAAAAACGTCATACACGTCTTCATAAGCATTAGAAAAATTTGTTGGTAATGCCATATAAACTTATTAAGATGTTTTTATTCGCAGCATCTGGCTGGTATCTTGAACACCGTCTTGTGTGTCTCGATAGACATCACCCAATCTTAAGTTGGGTAAATCTGCTTCTGTTGGAAGCGTTGTTAAGTTAATGTTTAACCGCGCAATGTTGATTGGTTGAATAGCGTTTAAACGTTGAAAGAACAAATTCAACACGTTCAACATCTGACCCATATAGGCTGCTTCATATTCTGGCGGTGGAGCCGGTAAACGCGGCGGAGATTCTTGCATAAAACTCATGAGTTACCCCTTCTGCCGTCTTGTTTGATGTCGATACGGGGTGAACCCAACTGCCAAGCGCACCCAAGCTGGTTAGATTCAACTTGAATAATCATCTGACGGCCTCGCACCCTAACATAGACTTGACCGGTAAACTGTTCAATCACGGAAGTAGATGTTCGGATTACAGTGGCCGTAGAATTACCACCTAAAGAAATAGGATCGTTATACCCAGAACCTGAGTTTTGCATAGGAATTAGCGTCATTGTGACTTGTGGCGAAGCGGCATTTGATCCACGGAATGTAATGTCTGGAAGCATTCTCCAGACAAACCCAAAGTGATCGCCGTCATCAATGTCAAACTCAGCAGAACCAATAACAGCATTGATAGCCGCAGGAGTTCCTGTTTGATTGTCATCGTTACCTTGCTCATGGTTAACAAGGTTATAGGAATAAGTTGCCGCTAACGGAAAATCACGCAAACCAGAATCCAACCAAGCTGTACGGCCTAATGTGCCGTATGCCCATACATCTTCCAAGTAGTTATACGTTACATAAAGGTCAATCTCATTGCTATTGGCAGAGCAGTAGAACCACCAAGCTTCGTTAAAACCTTCGTTTGTCCCCGCAAACACCTGTGCGGCTTGAGCAGTATTAATGTCTTGGAAAATATATTGCTTAAGGTCACAACGCAAAGTCTGCACACGGCCATCGTATTTGTAGAATTTGTCTACGCCCATCCAATACACTACGCCAGAGGCCAAACATACTGCGTTAGGGCCAATAATTGAAACGTTATCGCCAAGTAGTTGAGAAGACCAAACCACGGGTGGCCCAACGTATTGAAGTGAATATATGGCTGAATCTGTAAACACCACAATCTCTTGACGAGCTTGGATGGCGGTGACAATCTCAGAACCGTGCGACAACTGTAAGCTACCCGCTTGGTTTGTGATGGCAGGGGTCCAAACAAGAATGCTCTCTTGGTCAGACCAGCGAATTAACATGGGGTTTAGCGTAGATGAACTGTAGTCATCGCAACCAAACGCAAACACAAAACGGCTTGCGTCAGACACAAATACAGACAAAACCACAGAAGGTGTATCTGCGTCTGCTCCCATAATGCTAGATACCAACACACCCCGTGACGTTACACCAGTTCCTGCATCCCAATAATACAAAGCACCCCCACGGGGGTTGAAGATTAAGTCTTCTCCAAAGTTACTTTGACTCCATAGGCGAATGGTACTTATAGATGTTCCGCCAGTACCCCAAACACCAGAACCCCAAAAGCCAGCACCCCAACCAACCAAAGGAACTGCAATAGCTGGGCCGGTATTAATTTGATACGCCGCCGCCACCGAAGCTCCACCACCGGGAGATCCTGAAACATCTGTGGCATTTGCCGTAGCTGTAACTGTAATCGTGTACGAGTTAACGCTAACAAAAGTAATTTGATATTCAGCATTTAATACATCAGCCGTGATATTGCCGCCAAGCCCAACAGCACCGCTGAAAGTAACAAAATCGCCCGTTATGCCACCGTGACCTGTATCTGTAACAGTGATAACTGCCGACCCATTTGTAGCTACAAAAGGATTAGTGTTAATTGTGCTGGTTGCGCGAATAGGGGTGATGTCGTTATAAATACCACCTTGTTCAATGTAAAACTTTAAATTAGTTCCAACACCTACAAGGTTTAACCCACCGAGGGTAATCCAGTTCCACAAAGAACGACAAACGCCTTGGAATATAGCACCAGAAATACGTACCCAACCGCCAATTTTCTCAGGCGTACCTTGCCGAAACCGCATCTTATCGGATACATACCAACCGTTCTCATTGGTATATCTGGTGTTTTCTTTGTTTACACCCGGCTTCAGTAATAGTTTTTTTAAAGGCATCGGCAGTCCTAAGATAGAAACAGTGCTTTTTCAGCGTCCCTGCGCTTTTTTAGCCCTGCGAGTATTTTGCCACCAGCCATGCAATACAGCAAGAGCGCATCGGCTGCGCCTTCCCAATCACCACGGTTTATTTTCATCCGAATAGAAGAGCGCTGAAAAGCCCCCACTCCGGCGTTGAAGGCAAAGCTGACGCACGCATCGAAAGCCCCTTGACGACCAGATAAAGCGGGAGCAAGTCGTAGAACACCAAGTTCAGTAGGTCTGACATCATCTTGGAATAGTTTCTCGATCTTTTCTTTAGTCCAGACACGGTTGTCCTCCGGTTTCAGTGGCATCTCTTTGCGGATCATGGGGGTGTCTTTACCCTCCACCCTGACTACAGGCAAACGAATTTGGTCTTGGTACAGCACATGACCATAACCAATTGTCCAAATATGGGCTGGGCAGAGGTACGGCTTAGTCCTGTACCCCTCCCACTGGTGCATCAACTTAGCGCCAGCTTCGCCTAGTTTCATTTCTTGCTCCAGCTACGTGAGCCAAACCAGAAACCTATGATGCCTCCAAGCATTGCCATCTCGTCAGTGGAGAAGATGATGTCAGACAGGCGGATCAGGTCTTCTATGCTCATGATTAAGCTGGGGCGGCTGTAAACGTAGTAGGCAATCCATGCGTTTATTGCACATAGCTCCAGCACAAAGATGTAAGTGACCATTGGACGAACGGTTCCAACAAAGTTCACCACCCAAGTGCTGGCATTTTCCATAACCTTCTTGTCGTGGTCATAGGCGGCAACAGTCATCTGCGCGTCTGTTTCCATAGCAATCTGGTCGGTGCGTATCTCTTCCATGCGCTCTTGAGCGGCAAAGCCCTGCGCCATCATCTGTAGCTGTAGTTCTACTTGCACACGGGCAAGAGCCAACTCATGCTTCTGGTCTGCCTTGTTTTGGAAGAAGTCTAGGAGTTTGGGCAAGCCTGATATGAGCAAACCGCCAAGTGTTGAGAATAGTGAAAGCATTATTTTTTCCCCAGTTTTTCGTAGATAACGGCAATGTCTTGTCGGTTGTGCATGATGTCATCACGGTTCTTTTGGATTTCTTTTTCCAAATCCTGACGTAGCTTCTCACGGGCTAGTTCTGCTCCCGTATTGGTAGCTTGTTTGTTGTCTGAAGTAACAACCAAACTAATCTTGTTGTTTAACACAGTCACTTCATGCGACAAGTGCGATAGTGAGTTCATTAGATACACCACACAAGTGAACAGAATTGGCAGGATAGCAAACGCCACCTTTTCAATCAAAGCATGTTTTTCGTTTGGTTCGCTCATAGTCCAATCATTCCAAGAAGTTTATTGACAATTTTTGAGGCCAACTCATCTGGCAGGAAGCGGAGCAGTCCAAGCACCCACCAAGCAATGCACAACCGCACAAAGACTTTAAGGAAGAGGTCAAATTGCTTCTGGTACTCATTCACCGCCCACACCTTGATCTAGCACACAGATCAGAAACTTCATTAATACCCCAACCAACAGCACCAATAAACATCACAATAATAACAATAGCAGCCGCCCACTGCATTTGTTCAGCCTCGGCCTCTTTGCGCTTCTTCTCTTCATCCTTGGCTTTACGGGCTTCTATTGCATCATCCCTGTCCATCTCAGCGGCTCTAGCCTTGATCTTGTTCCAAACGTCTATGTTGCCAGTCTGTATATAAAGCAGTTGAAGCTCCGACTCCAGTTTAGCCGTTTGCATCAAGGCATTTTCGATCTGCATTGCCAAAGCAAAGTTAGACTTATTGCCAGACCGCTTGGCTTCAACCATCGCTTTGGTGGCTTGGCTCTTAGCATCAAAGAGCTTGCCCAACATGGGCGCTAGTCCACCAAGATCGTTAGCCACCTTCGCAGCTTTACGGACTAATCCTATGGCGCTTTGTAAACCTTCAAGAGCCGTGACCGGATCTAACATCATTTCCGTACAACCTTTTCCCACTGTAGGCAAACAACTTTGCGGTTATAAACATCACCCGTCCACGCCCACCGCACACAGCGGTACTCAGTCTTCCTATCTTGACTAGATGCTCCCGGTAGAAACACCAAAAAGAGCATCAATAGCCAGCGCATTTACCACGCCCAACTCCATGCAATCATGTACGTGCCAAAGATAACGAAGGCCACTATACAGGCCGCCGCAATAAGTGCTTCAGCCCAGTCCCACATGATTAGGGAGCATCAGGCCATGTGATAGTCCACGGGAAACCTGATTGAGAAAGAATATCTCTTAATGCTAGATCGTTCATGTGAAACCCCTATTGTTTTTTAAAGCTAATAGCGCAAGTAAACCATCTTGTATACTTTTTTCTTCTTGCGTCATTTGGCGAACATGATGAATATCTTTGCATATTCCATCTACTAAAGCATAGCTTAAACCTTCGTACACTTCGTAGTCACCAAGAACAGGCGGTTGAATCCGTTGAAAACGAACAAATTCAGATGGCAAATTGTTTGTATCAATGTGAGGAAATGCTTGACAAAAATTACTACTTAAAATTGGATGTTCAAAAGGTTGATTGTCAACAATACGAATAAATAAATCCATTACAAATCCCCTGTATTTGTTGACGGAAACGCTCTAGTTATTCCACTAGTGCCAGCCCAAATAATGCGAACCGCACCGTTTCTGCCATTATTAAGACCACCGCCGCCATATAGACCACCTTGACCAACGCCAGATTGAGGGCTATCTCCATTTGTACCGCCACTGCCACCAGTACCAACTCCCACGGCTCCATAGGCTCCGCTTGTTCCTTCTCCAAGTATGCCAACACCGCCGCCAGAAGCACCATTACCACCAGCGCCAGCGCCCCCAGTTCCACCAGTAGATTTTCCAATACCACCAGCGCCAGAATAACCACCAGCACCTCCAGCTCCAGCATTGGCATATGAGGTTGCACCACCACCACCGCCTGCCCCACCAGAGCCGCCTGTACCATTTAATACAGTACCACCAGCTCCAACCGCAGAAGTAGTGCCTCCTCGCCCACCTTGTGCGCCACAAGTAGTTCCGTTAAAGGTACTGTCACCACCATTTGTACCAGCGGAAATTCCAGTTGATACACCCCTTGCGCCAACCACTACGGTATAACTTGATCCGGGGGTTACAGTGATACTATTTGCATACGCTAATGCTCCACCACCACCACCGTAATAAAAATCTGTGGGATCAACATATAAATTACCCATACCGCCACCACCGCCAACACAAACAACAGAAACTGAAGTTACACCCGCAGGTGCAACCCATGTATAAGTACCCGCAGTTGTAAATGCTTCTTGACCCGCTGCTGCGGGAACAATAAATGATCTAAGGTTTGTAAAAACAGCTTGTAGTGCACCACTCATGTTAAACCACTCCCTGAAATAAGCCAAGATGTTGAGGTAATCTTAATGCAGGTTGCTGATCCGTTTGTAGCCAAGGTTCGTGAACCTGTTGTACCTGCGGAAGATAAAACCAATGTGTCTGTTGTGATGGCAATCGTGACGTTTGCCACAGCCATGTTGATGAATGTGATGGCAGTTCCAATTGGGAACGCAACGCTTGAGTTTGCGGGAATAGTAAATGTTCTAGCGTTATTGTCACCAACTGGGTGAAAAATGTGTTTACCAGCATCGGCTAAAACCAATGTGTAAGCTGCCGATTGACTGTTTTGTGGGATGTTTAAAAATCCAACGCTGTTTGTGCCATCAACCGTGCAAGAACTTAATACACCACTTGCGGGAGTACCCAGTGCTGGGGTTGTCAGCGTTGGGCTTGTCAGCGTTTTGTTGGTCAGCGTATCAGTTGTTGCCCTACCCACTAATGTGTCGGTGCTTGTTGGTAGCGTCAATGTACCCGTGTTGCTGATACTTGAGATTATTGGCGTTGTCAGAGTCTTGTTGGTGAAAGTCTCTGTACCCGCCAAAGTTGCCAATGTACCCGTTGTGGGAAAAGTGACGTTGGTTGCGCCTGTTAGTGTTCTTGTGTATGCAAAGTTTCCTGAACCCGTTACTGTCATTGCCGCATTATTTGCTACACCTGTACCGCCATTTGCTGGAGCCAACGTGCCAGCCAAAGTAACTGCGCCAGTTGTGGCTGTAGAAGGGGTAAGCCCTGTTGTGCCAGCAGTAAATGAAGTTACTCCGCTATCTACAGTAGAAGCCAGCTTCACATAGTCAGTGCCGTTAAAGTACACATAAGCTGACTCACCCACAGCGATAGAAACACCGGCTTGCCCCGCTGCTTTAAACGTCACAATACCGCCAGTGGCGGCGTTCACCACTGTGTACGTTTTACTGTAACTTGGAGCCGTTACTACTTTGGCCACTGTTAGCGTGCCCGTAACTCTGACGATGGCAAACTGCGCTGTTACCGTACCCGCACCTGTCAAGGTAGATACGATGTTAGAAGCTGAAGCGTCCCCTGTAGTGTTTGCAAGAGTTACCGCGCCATCATTTGTTAGCGTCAGTGTGGCTGCAATAGCAATGTTGGTGTATTCGGTAATACCGTTGTTAACCGTATTGCCCCATGTACCAGAAAGTTCACCCTGTACCGGTAAGGCAAGTCCTAGTTGTCCCGTTGCGCCTGTAGTCATTTAATGCTCCTAAGTTGTTGCAACAGCAGTCCACCCCGCCGTTTGCGTGTTACCAATATTTTGCCAGTTTGCGTTCTGCGTGTCATCTATTATTTCCCAGAAAGGTCGTGCTGTGATTGAATCTATGCCCGTTGCCAATTCTGCAATAGAGGCAACAAACGCCGCCGCTGCCGCCAATGTATCCGCGCTTACTGCTGTCTCCGTTACCGAGGAACCAAAACTTGCCGTTGCTGTGACTGCATCTGACCCCGTAGCGGTTTCTGTAATTGCCGCATTAACTACAACTACCGCCGTTACTGCGTCTGTGCCTGTCGCTGTTTCCTGCACATCACCAAAATATACAAGACTTCCAGCTATGTTATCTGTTCCGGTTGCTGTCTCCGCAACTGTAGCCGCGTACACAGGAACACTCGATACCGCATCCGCCGCCGTTGCCGTCTCCGCTATGGTTGAGAAGTACGTTGGTGACGCCGTTATTGCATCGCTACCCGTACTTGTCTCAGTAACCTGTGCCGCAAACGCTATACCCGCTGTTACAACATCTGTTCCCGTTGCCGTTTCTGTTACCGCTACACTAATCCCCAGCGTAGACGTTACAACGTCTGAAGCAAGAGCTAGCTCACCAACCCCACCCCAAGAGTTGTACCCCCAAGCGCTCTCGCCCCAACCCGTGCCCGCTATTACCGCATCGTATACTTCGCCACCTACTGTTGCATCTGTACCCGTAGCAGTCTCAGTAATTACCGCGACTACAGCTATGACCGAAGAAACCGCATCTGTTACTGTGCTTGCCTCTGTTACCGTTGTAGCATACAACGGCCCCCCTTCAGCAGCATCTGTTCCCGTTGCCGTTTCCGTTACTGCCGGAAAATACGTTGGCAACGCTGTTATTGCATCTGTGCCCGTACCCGTTTCAACAACTGAGGCATCAACACTGAGTGCCGATGTAACCGCGTCCGTGCCTGTAGAGGTTTCGTCTACGGAGCTAGTGAAGGCGGTAAAACCACCCCACCCTTGTTCGCCCCATAAGCCGTCACCCCACCCAGCCATATTAAGCCGCCAAGCTGAATGTGTAAGTCACAGATAAAGTATCGCTGTTCACCACAGAACGGTCACCGGGTGAGCCAAAGTCAGCGGCAGAGAACAATGTTCCTGTTGTGCCACCTTTAGTATCGTTGCTCGTCAAAAACGCACCGCCAACTGTTGCCGTGCCGTTAATGTTAAACACGGCTGGTGAAGCTGTATTAGTTACCACGGATGGATTAGCGGTTGTAGCTGTTACAAAAGTAGCAGTCACACGGGTTCCGTTGCTGTATGCCGTAACTTCTGTCCAACCAGCATGGGAAGCCATTGTGTCGCCCGCCGCAGGTGTATTAGAAGCGCCAGCGCCGTACAAGCCAAGATACCAAGTGGTGATCTGGGTTACTGAGGTCAAAGCACTGCCCGCCATGTATGCCAGACCCGCGTTAACCACCAAGTTCTTAGACTCAGCAGTCCACTTCAAGTTACCATCTTTGTCATGGCATTTGATTTCAAATAAACCGGTCGCCTTTGCGTCCTCACCGGCTTTGGTGTTACAAGTCAGACCACTAGAAACAACGTCAGTGGCTTTGGTTTTTTCAATAGTCATGATGACTCCTTAGTTAGAAGAACGAATCAATGCTGCTGTTGCTGTGTTTGCAGGCATTGTAATAGTGAAATTAGTAGAAGTCTTGTCAGACCCAAAGTCCAACACAGCAATGGATTTATTACCTTGGGTAACGTTGTAGATCAAAGCACAACGAGCCGTTACTGAAGCGTTAAACACCACATCGGCAAAATCTACATACGCCGTGTAACCAGACGAGCTAATGGTTACGCCCGTTAGCGTTACGCCACCAGCCACATAACCCGTACCAGTCACTTCACCACTTGTCGTGTAAGCAGTAGTGGCTTCGTTTAAATTGGCATTAGCCGTATACAGGGCTATCTTTAACGTATTTGAAGACAGGTTGTGAACGCCTGTGTATAGCTCCGTTTTGAAACTAGTGGTCTGGGTTTGGAGAATACTGCTCATGAAACAGCCACCCTAATTTGACCATCACGATAAGCATCAGCACGTTGTTTGCCATCCGACAAGTTTTTATACAGAGCAATAGCTTGTACGTAACGTTGTTGAGCAAGAGCCACCATGTCAGCCTCACCCTTCATGTAGGTATAGGCTTCGCATATAGTTCCATACAACAAAACAGAATCAAAGTTATCGCCTAGCCAAGTGGTTTCGGCAGTGACAATAGACTCAGGGTAGTAGTTGTAATGAAGCTCTGCGTTGTATGCAGCACTTGGTGTAGGGCCAACAATAAACGTCAACTCATTTACATTGTCTGACCGGGGGCCAAAGATGGCGTAGTGTTTAGGCTCAGATGCAAATGCAGACAAAGGGTAAGCTTCACGGATAAAGTTAACGTCTTTGTTTAAAAGATATAAGTAATCACCTTGGAAGGCAATAGAGCCTGATACCGTACCGTTGTTTGCGACTGTTAAGGTGACCGTAGTCCCCACAATACTTCTAACCTGTGCGTTAGTGCCAATTCCTGTGCCGGTTGCCTGCTGACCTACTGCAATACCTGTCGTACTAGCAACCACAATTGTTTTCTGCCCAGATGTTCCTGTGGCAGTTGTCGTGTTATACGGGTATACGGCAAGGCTGTAAACAGATAAGAAATCTGTTGGGCACTGAAGATACTTATTACCAGTGGTTAATATGCCCGTCACGTTCTTTCGCAAATTAGCTGGCTGCGCGGTGTTATAGATGCGCTGCTCCGCCTGACGAATGAACACATTCATATTGTCAGTTGGGAAAGAGTTCTCGCAGTAATCGCTTACCTGCGTGACAAGCTCGGTGTAATTCATGCCATTGGGCCTCTTGACATTACACCTTTAGTCGCTGCACCTGCGCCACGCATTTTGATACCCGAAGTTTTAGCGGCTGGCTGTGGACGGCGAGAGATGTTGCCTACAGACATATTGACTGTATTTGCATCACTGTGGTCAGGGCCAGAGCCGGGGTTAGTAGAAGCACTGACAGCTTTGCCAGACATTGTGTGTGGTTTAGCATAGACTTTGGCATCGCCAACTTCTTTACCCATCAATTTTTTGCTGTATGTAGCCATGATTAGCCTCGTTTCTGATTAGCAATTTTTGCCAAGTTACGACCCATAGTCTTCATATCGGCATTGGTTTTACCCTTACCTTTGCCTTTACCGCCGTGCATCATGCCAGCAGTAGGGCCGCTATCACCTAAATTTTTACCTTCGGTTTTACCTTTTTTAGCAATACCGTCGGCTGATTTTCTAAATGCCATTTTAATCTCCTTAACTAACCGTTACTGTACCAACAAATGTCGTTGCCACCAAGTAGTTTGGTGTCAATTCATTATCAAAAAATCTAGACCCACCAACTGGAGCCCAGCCCCACTGAATGTCTCGTGAACCGCCTGACAAGTTACCAGCCGAGTTAACACCAGAAGTTACATACGTTGTATCCCTACGCGGGTTACGCAAAGCTTGTGGGTCATCTACTGGAAACGTACCTAACATTAACTGTGGCTGATCTGGATCCCAGCACTCAGGGCAAACCAACAATTCATACTTACGCTGTTTAATGATTTCAGTCTTAAGTTGTTTTAACCTAAATTGCTGACCACAGCGATCACATTCAGCAATCGCTATCTTGCCGGATGCGTACCGATTACCCATTAGTAACCCCCGCCACTTCCAATAAACATTGGCCTAGGAACAAGGCGAAGCGGAGCTTTCTCTCGGTCTTCACCAGCGGCAATCTCAAAGGTCTCATCGTAAATCTGTTTAAGCATCTGGATGCGGGGCATCAATTCAGGTACTTTGATTGCAATGTGATACGCCAAACCAGCTACAAGGCACGGTAAAAAGCGAAAGTTCATGTCAGCGGTTTCAACACCAGCGCCAGCATCTTGCACTCGGCGAAGTCTCCAGTACACAAACTGATACGGCGTGCTGTTATCAGGCGTAGGCCAAACTGTTACAGCAGGAAGCTGGGGTACAAAAATAGCTGAGCCATCAGTATGGGATGCGGCAGTTGTGTTGTTTTGACCACGGTACACACCACCTAGGGTATTCCCTGATACGTATGTGTAGTAAATATCTTCTGAATCAATGCGGATAAAACCAGAACCCGCCAAACCCACTATGGTGTTAAGCGTTATTGTGGTGTCCGTTGACGTAACCGCGCCCACCAAGACTGAATTGGTTGGATTAGTTTCGCCAGAAAGTCTTTGAATCCAGACTTGAATTGGGCGAGCTTGGCTAAGCTTGTTTGGAATAGTTGCATAAGTTGAGACGCTAATGCGTGAAACGGTTAAATCGGCTTGCGTAGAAGCAGTGTTAGATCCCGTACGGATTACATGTTCTAGAAGGTCAATAGTATCTTTTGGCAGCGCATACGTAGCTAAACCGGGGGTCAAGTTAATGATCCCCTGTTCCATTGTCCACATGTTGATGCCTTTGGACTGCCACTCAATGGTCATTAAGTTCATAGAACGACGCGCTGTGCGCAAGTCATAACCAGTACGCATCTCACGGCCAGCCCTCTCCCACGCTTCTTCAGCGATCTCGGTAAACTCCATGTTGAAGAGGGTTGAGCCGGTAGTAGTCATTATCTGCCCTTTAACATTTCAAGAAGACTCATCAATCTGCGTTGTTCTTCTAACGAACCGCCTCCGCCCCCACCAGCAAGTGCTTTTGCAATCAATGCGGCTAAGCCCTCACTTTGTTGACCACCTGAACGTGAAGTTAAGTCTTGCAATAGCTTTCCAATATCACCACCTCTTTCTAAGGATTTTGCTACTCCTATGGGCGTTGGCATTGGAGTAAACCCCGGATCTTGTGTAAAGTCCATAGGGGGTGATGGGTTGTAGTAATCTACAGGCATTGGCGCTGTGTCAGGAAACATTGGCATTGGAGCTGTGTCTGGGTAAGGCGCTGTGTCAGGAAACATTGGCATTGGCGCAGTAGTTGGCTCTTCTGGATAGGGCGCAGTAGTTGTGCCGGGGTCATAGCCAATTTGTGGGCCATTTGGCAATTTATCGTATCCTTGGCCATTCCAAACATAACGATACTCGGGCTGGCCAATACCCATCGTGGCGTAATGCATAGCCAATTGCTCTGGCGTGTAGTTAGCAATAGGCTGACCGTCGTAGCCAATTTCAGTTCTTGAACCATCATCGTTTATGCGGTAAGAAGTGCGTGGCCCTATTTCTTGAGTTTGTGTTGAACCTGTAGTCCTTGGGCCAGCGTAGTCCTGTGGATAAATCTCTGGGGAACGGGGGTCTGGACGTGGCTCTTCTGGACGGCGTGGCTCCTCATAACGCGGCTCTTCTGGACGGCGTGGCTCCTCATAACGTGGCTCTTCATAACGCGGCTCTTCTGGACGCTCTGGGGGGCGCACTCTTTCTGGAAATCTAGGCTCAACAATATCTTGCTGATTTTGTGTTTGAGCTTGTTTAGCAATGTCCATCAAAGCCTGCGTAAAGTCATTACCTTGCAGCCTGCCGCCTTGAATCCCTTGAACCGCTTGCGCCAAACCAGCACCTAGATTGCCACCTTGCATGGGGGCCCCTTGCATTACAGAACGGGACATATCCCGCCCATCATCAAAGCCCTGACCGTTAACATCACCGCCTTCTGCGTACTTACGCATGGCAGAACGCAAGCTCATAGGAGCTTTACGAAGTTGTGTGGAATTAGAAGCCCCGGCTGCCTTTGGAGCGCCTTTGGAAGCCATTAGTTGTTCGTATAGAGATGCCATTATCTGAACCCCGCTGTTTTCTTTGCAATAGTTTTAGGTTGCGCTACAAATTGTTTACCAGATGCTTTACCAGCACGTTTGGCTTTGGTTGTAGCTGCGTATTCTGCTGGGCTTAAAGATTTAATAGCCGCTTCGGGCAAATACCGCTCTCCCGTCTTACTTGACGGTTTACCAGACTTAGTGCGCCATTTCTGGTCACCCCAATCTTTGAGCGATTTTTGAGGGGCTTTCAATCTTTGTACCCCCCGCCAGCTTCTTTGTACTTCTTAGCAACAAGTTGTGCTTTACGGGCTGACCATTGGCCTGCGCCTGTACCGTGGGTTGCTGCGGACTTTACCTGAGACACAATTCTCTTACGAAGGCCGGGTTTGGTGTAATTGCCAGCAGCATTAACTTTGCCGCCCTCTTTATACTGAGTAAAGTCAGTATCGTCCCGACGTGCTTTTTTCTTTGCACCGGGCATTTTGCTTGGGGATATGGCTCCCATACCACGGCTTGGCATCATTTTGTTTTACCTTTAGCTTTTTTGGCTAAAAACAATTTATCAACCATCTTTATCCGCTGGGGTTTGGTTGTAACTTTGTTAATGATAGCCAGTCGTTTGGGTTCACTTGCACCGTAAAACCCAGCCTTTTTTAAAGACTTAACTACACTGCCTGCGGGTTTTGCGGTTGCCATATCAGCACATCTTTCCGCGTGTCTTACCACGCTGAGCAATACCGTCTGCACGGGTAACGCCACCACTGGCCATCTTCTTAGTTTTACTCACAGATGCGCCATCCTTGTCTTGTGGAACTGGCATACCTTCGCGGAACACTGTGTCTTTTGGAGGCGCAGTTTTCTTAGGCGCAGGCTTAGGCGCGGTCTTTTTTACAGCGGGTACGCCTTCTGGGTCAGTAGGAGGTTTACCCATTTCAGCGGTATAGATACCACCTTCAGCGTATTTTTTCATGGCTTAGCACTTCCCGCCATTTTTCATGGTAATCATTGTGCCTTTGGTTTTGCCTTTAGTAGCAATACCATCACGGCTAGAAGAAGTTTTAACCGAACCCATTTTGGATGCAGCCATACCGCCAGCCTTCAGACCTTTGTGAGCCTTGGAAGCTGGCATGCCTGCATGCTTAGCCAAAGCTGCTGGCATTTTGCCTTTAGCCATGCCGCCTTTGGCCATCTTGCCCTTGCCGTCAGCAGCAAAGTCAGGAACCATCTTGTCGCCTTTTTTGACCATGGTCATGCCACCGTCTGCGTATCCACCCATATTCATCTTTTTCATATCGCCACCTTTAGAAAATTTACGACCTTTGTCGGCCTGATTAAACTCTTTACCCACAGACTGTGGGACGCCTGCTTTCTTAGCAAACGATGGGTTGTTAGCCACCGCTGCCATGAAATTGTGTTGCTTCTTACTAACTGAGGGCACTGCGATGCTCCTTCATAAAGTCGTCTATCTTGCTTTCAAGACGATCCAATCTGGCCAGCACTCGGTTAATGTCATTATGAACATCTGATTTGGTTACAAACTTTTCTGCGTTTTCTTCACGAGTTTTGCTCAAAAGAATACTTAGGCGTTTTACTTCATCGTGGGACACCTTTACCCAAAACAGCAGCAGTGCTGATGCAAAGGAGAGTATTACGTTCCAGACCATCAGTTCCATGTTAGCAATTCCATGCTCTAAGAGCTTTGTTGATCCGTGAATTTGGATCGTTTGCTGTCTTTGCACTTGTTAGCTTCTTTTTCATCCCGCCCATCCTCGCACAGAAAGAGTCTTTGCGAGAGCCGCCTTCCGGCTGGGGAGGTTTCAAATTCATACCTTGCTTTTTGGCGGAGGCTCGGCCTTTGGCGTTCAAGCCGCCCTTCTCGGATTTGCCCTCTTTGCGTTGCCATGCTGGAGATTTAGCCATAAAACACCGTTGCTGTTACAGAACCGCCAACACCTACAAACATACCGTTTTTGCAATAGATGCCTTCACCGGGGATCAGCACTGGCAAACCAACAATGTTGAACGTGTTAAGCTCTAACAAGATACTACTATAAAACGTTATGGCTCCGCTAGTTGCAGTGCTCGCTGCAGTTGTTACCGTAAAGACGTTTGCGTTTGTTACAGTCACCGCATAGACCCCGTCCGCTGCCGTACCAGTAGTAAAGTCCATAAAGACTCTATCGCCTGTAGTCAAGCCGTGAGCCGTAATAGTGACGGTAACTGTGGTGCTTGCCGAAAGCCTAGCGTATGTGCCTGTCTTAAAAATTGTGGGATCAGCCACTGCCATATTACGTACAGACGCTGAAGCTGGGGACACCGTAATAGATTTAAGCCGAACGGCATAATCCGTCACTGTTTTAGACGTTGTTACGTGGGAGGACTTAACGTCATATTGCATTGCCATGATGCCGTCCTATCCGTAAAATATGGTCGTTGTTACCGTGGCAGACGGGAGGAACGTATAAATTCCTACAGAGGCTAATATGCCTTCGCCGGGGATTAGGGTATAAAACGCTGTTCCCGTAGCGCAGTCAATTTCAGCCAATACATCTTGGTACATTGTTACATTACCACTAGTATTTAGCACGGCTGTAGTTACAGTAAACGTGTTAGTTGCCACAGTTACAACAGTATAAACGTCTGGAACTGCCGAACCTGTAGTGAAATTAAGCGCTACCCTGTCACCCACAGCCAACCCGTGATTAGCGTAAGTTACTGTACAAACTGTAGTTCCGGGAATGGTGTACGTAGCCAACTCTGGAACATTGTTGGCAAATGCAACGTTCAACGTAGAAGTAGCCGAAGGGGAGATTACCATCCCTTTCAAACGCGTGCGATAAGGAACAGCCACGCCTGATACTGTGTTGTGATACGACTTTACGTCATACTGCATCGTCATGTTGTTGCTCCGGTTTTGGTGCGTCTAACATGCGGGCTTTTAACTCCGCATTTTCTTTGGCCATTGCCGCTACAAGTCCCATAGCGTGATCTCTTTGGCTTTCCAGAAGTCCAAGCATTGCCTGAACCTCTGGGTCTTTGTGCGTCAACATCAGGCAGCGCGAGTGACTAATTTCCAAACTGGGCTGGTAATTACCGCTGTCTGGAGATACAAGTTTCCAGCGGTGCTGTCAATGTACATGGAGCCGGGGCCAGCAAAGTTGTCACCCGTTGTACCGTCAGTAGGAACACCTGTGTTAACCATCACCACAACATCATCTTCCATGCGGATGTTGGCTTTGGAGTAAGGATAGACGCTAGAAGGGCCACCACCATCAAGAACGGGGTCTTGGATTTTCAAGTCAATACCATACTCAAAACCGGAACCGGCTGTGGTCTGAGCCATAGCAACACCAAAAGCTGCGCGGGCAGTTGTTAAACCAGAGTCGCCATCCATAAAGGCCATCACAGCAGCATCGCCGGACAAAGTGTTGGTATTGATGATACCCATCACACCCGCCATCAAGCCGTTGTTAGCATATGTGCCAATAACTGCAAACTCACCTACTGTACCAGCCATATGGTTGAAAGTAGTAGAAGGAGCCACAGCAAAAGGAGTGCCGCATTGGACACGTCCAAATACAGAAAAAGCCTCACCGGGGGTTAAGTAGCTGCTTGAGCCAAAACCTGTGGTTGGCATTACACGGGAATAGAAACCAGAAGTTGCCGTTCCCTCATTAACTGAAATTACAGTACCGGTATTGATGGTTGTGGGAGTAAGTGGCTGTTGTGCAGCCGCTGTGCCGCCCTGATAGCCAGCCCTGACTGGGCCCGAAAAAGAAGTACGTGCCATGATATGCGTCCTTACATACAAGTTAAGTGCATCAATCGGTATGTCGTCTGCCGGGACAGTTTGATACACCGGAAAGCCCGGGTTAAATACAATATACAACAAAAGAAAAGGGGGCACAAGGCCCCCCTTCAAATATTTCCTAAAAAATATTAAGCTCCGGGTGAACCGAAGATACCTAGTGGATCTGACACGCCGAAGCTATAACGCTCACGGGCTTTGTAACGAACGTTACCTGTGTCAAAGTCACCGTCCATGCCTGTAGACATGGGGGTACGGATAAAGTGCTTCAAACCGTTAGGCACGTCTGTCAACAGGAACCAAGCATTGGTGTCTGTCAAATAGTGGTTAACGCAGTAGCCATCAGGGATAGAACCATTGTTCTTCAAAGCGTTGATGTCATTGTCTGCTGTACCAACACGAAGTTCAGTTTCTAGCAAACGAGTAGCAACGAATTGCAGAGCAGGTGGAATAACCAACTTCTTAGGCTTAGCGGCAATCAACAAGCTACGCTCATCTGTCCAAGCGGCAATTTGAATAACGGCATTCTCAAGAGAAGTCTCGTTCAAATCGGAAGGAGTAGATGGAGTGTTACTGTTAGTACCACCAGAAACCAAGGGGTGAGCAGTAGAGCAAAGCACCACGCCGTCGCCGTATGTTGGGCCGCCAGCAAAGGCGTTGTTCAACACAAAAGCGGCTTTAACCTGCTTGGTGTAAGCCATACCACGGGCCAGAGCCTTGGTATAACGTGAAGACAGGCTGTCGTACAAGTTATCTTCCACAGCTTCCTCTGTGATGGCAAAACCCATCGCAATGGTTTCGTGAGTGTAACGTGCAGTAAATGCTTCCTGTGCATTGTCATAAGCGATGGCAGAACCCTCGTTTTTGACTGGTGCGGCAGCAAAGCCAGACAGCTTTGTCTCTTCTTCAAAGCTACGCTCAGATGACTCTGTTTCGTAGATTTCTTTGTGCTCTTCGCCGTATTTAGCATACTCAAGACCGAACAAAGCGTTCAAGCCGGGGAGTAATTCTTTGAGCAGTTGTGCGCGTGAAATAGCCATGATTTAGCTCCTTAGATGCCAACGGCGTTAGTGAAAGCGGAAGCGCCGGGATTGAACTTCACAAACACTTCAGTGTATGTGTCGGTCAATGGGGAAGCGAAACCAATGATCTTGAACGCAGCAGCAGTCGTTACAACTGAACTTTCCAAGGCGCTGGTAGAGTTACCTGTACGGGTATTACCTGTAGAAGTAGACTGTGCAGCAGCAAAGAAAGTGTTTGCGCCAAGAGCGGCCTGAGTAACTTGACCATCCAATTGAGCTTGGAACGTCACGTTAGGGTCAGTGATAACGTATGCAGTCACCACGCCGGTTGTGCCGGAGGGGTAGTACTGACCGTAAATCTGCTGGCCTTGTGCGTTAATGTAGGATGCACCAACAAACACGCCCCAAGCACCCATACTGTCGCCACCAAGGTTATTGGTAGTTAAGTCTGCGCCGGTAGCGGTAGACAAAGCGATATAACCCGCAGCATTGATAATTACAGCTTGTCCAAAGAACAAGTTGGAATTAAGACCTGCTGGGTCAATCAAGAACTGACTCGTAGCACCGGCATAAGGCATACCGTCGTTACGATTTATGGCTTTTAGGCCATAGGGAGTATTGGTCATTGACATTTAAGTCTCCAAAAAAATTTAAGTACCTTTTCCGAAAGTGACCGTAGACTTACGTTCTTTAAACATAGGCATCCGTGGGTCATTCTCGCGCATGTAAGTGTTGTCTACTGACTGCATTTGTGCTTCCGCTTGATTGCGATAGTACGAATTGCGTTGTTCAGTAAATTCCACAGGTGTTTTGCAAAGCAACAAACCGCCCACTTCAACGCTGTCTGGGAACCTTGCGTTGCCGCTAGAACCAAACATACGAATCTCAGGGTGGTCAGAAGCCCTAACGGGTTCCCAGCCTTCGCGTAGTTTTCCAGAAATATTAGTGGCGTCGTCTTTGCCTAACGAAGCAATTCGGATCCAGCGAAACGCATAACCCTCTTCCGGATTCGGATCGGGTAGAAGTTGAGGAGGCATCCAATGTTTTGGGCGTTCCATCTTTTCGCGGGTATCGAGCTCTCGTGCTAAACGTGTTGACTTTTCCATTTTATTTCCTTAACTGTTCTTCCGCAACCTTACGAGCATAGAGATCCAAAGGAACTCCAAGCCGCTTGGCGATATTCACCTGTGTCTGCGTAAGCACGATTTTTTTAGGCGCTGTGCTACGGGTTGCAGGTGCAACGTTTGATCTTTTCGGCGAAGTTGGCGCATTCACCGATCTCTCAGACTCAAACTGATCTGGGAAAACTTGTCTAACCCGAGAATTTAACTTCTCGTAATACTCGTTGGACTGAGGATCAACTCCAGATTTAACTAGCTTGGTGTGGAGTCCAAGTGCAAAGCTAGTCATCTCATCATCAGCGCCAAACCATCTATTTTCTGATTGCCACGCCATAGCTTTTTGGTCTACGGGCGGCTGTTTTGTAACTTGTTGTGGTATTTGTACCTGAGTTTTTTGCTCTTGTAAAGGGGCAGGCTTAAAATTGTTCACGCGCTCCATCTTAGATTTAGCGGAAATCAATGCTTCCTGAGCATCTACAACAGCGTCTGAGTCACCTGCTTCATAGGCTTCTTTGTATCTGGCCTTAGCCTTTTCGACTTCGTTACCAACTACTCGTTTGGCCTGTTCTAGCAGAGCTTGCTGGTTAGTATTCAAAGAGCCTTTAAGCTTTTTGTTCTCCTCAACCACAGCGTGTGCAATACGCAGGGCTTCTTCTCGCTCCCGCTCTGCTGATTCTTTAGCACGGCGTTCTTCGTGGTAACCCTTTGTAAAATGCTGGATGCGCTTGCGCACACCCTCATCGTACTTAGTTAGTTCATCCTCGGCAAAGTCCTTGGGGGGCTCTTCCATGCGGCTACGCCCACGGTCTTGCGCAGGAGTGTCGTCTATTACCTCGACTTCCGTCTCGCCTTCAATCTCGTACTCGACTTTTTCTTCTTTGCCAGCTTTAGTTTCTATTTCATCGGGGAATTTATATTCTTCGTCTTTGGCCATAATTTACTCCTTAGTTGGGACGTTGAATGCCACGGGGGTCTTGTACAACCGCTTGAATAGAGTCATCATTAATGAGTCTCCATTCTGTACCGTGAATCTTCATGCGGGTTCCCGTGTTAGGACGCACTAACACAAAGTCACCAACTTTGCAGCTTGGGCCAGACGGAAATCTGGTGGCGTCTCCAAACGCATCGGGGCCAATCTTGGCCACAAACAACACGGGGGATAAAAGCTCCTCGTGATACATAGCAGTAGCAGACTTCAAAATCCCAGTCTCGCTAAACTCCTCTTCGGCCTTGGGCAACATACACAGAATATGGTACGTCGCTGGATCGGGCACTTGTTTGGCTTTTTCTTCAGCGGATACATTGAGTACCGCCGATAAATCTACCGCACTAACATCAAATTCAGTCATCTTCAGAGTCCTTAAGTTTACGCACGAGGTCACCTATTTCATACTGCGCAGTCTGGAGACCTCGGATAAAACCGCACAGTTCTTTGTAGTGATCGTAGGATTTCGCGCTACCATCACACAAAACTTCAGCTTGACTCTTACGATGCTCTTCAAGTTTAGAGGAGAGCAAATCTAGGATTCTTCTGTCCATATTTATCCTTCACCGGGCGGTTGTTGGGCTTGCTGTTTTGCCTGCATCATTTTCTGCAACATCTCCATCTTGTGTCGCTGGTCGCCCTGCCCCATTTGTTGCTGGGCTTGTTGAGCTTGAACTTGTTGCTGCTGTTGTTGATTTGCAACTTCTAGGGCGTGTAACTCCTGCGCCTGCATGATCTCTTGCTGCATACGCATCGCCGCCATGTTTGGATCTTCACCCGTCTTGGCTGCGCTCTCGCGTGCCTTGAGCGATAGCTCCTCGGCTTTAAGCTGCAAGTCACCGCGTACTTTGAGCTCTTTGGTCTTGGCATCTTGTGCTTTGATCTGGAGTTCTGCTTGCTGCATCTGCACCAGCGGGTCTTGCTGCATCTGCTGGGCTTGCTGTTGTTGCTGCTGAGCCATGTTTGCGTTGAGAAGCTGAGCGGATGCCTGAGCAACCAACTGAGACAACTGAACTTCCACTTGCTCTGGCAACTGCTCTCCGGGTGGGGGGAGTGGCACGCCCATCTGCTCTTCAATCTTGCGGCGGTATGAGAACGCTAAGTGTTCTGCAATGTGCGCTTGGATGGCGGCCATCATCTGTTGAGCCATGGGGTTCTGACCCATCGTTGCAGCAATCATCGGGTCTTTCATGAACGTCGTATGCACAGCGATGTGTGCGTCTTGATCCTGATAGATAAACGCACGAGTTGGCTCGCCTTTGAGGAAGCCCATGTTCTCGCTGATTGGATCTTTCGGCTTCTCGTCGTCCTCTGTGGGCACGAGCTTGTCAGCGTTCTTGATGCCCAACACTTCAATCATCTGTCGGTGCAACTGCGGCAAGTCATAGATCTGCGGTGCTTGCTGCGCTAACTGAATCACAGCTTGATACTGCATGATGCGCTGAGCCATCGTCGCGCTATTGGGGTCACTTACTGGAATGACATCAACTGCATCGTA